AAGAGACTCCAGCCGGGTCTTTCAACATTAAGTTCAAGATTACCAACGATTGCAGCGATTGCACCGTTGGCTACTTTGAAGCGACTGTAACTAAAACTCTTTAATCTTTTCGCCGATGCTGACTCAGGAAGACTTAATTGCCATACTTAGTAACCCGAAAAAGATAAACTTCCAGACTGATTACCATGAGGAAGTGCGGGAGATTTACGAGGCACTGGAAAATCACTTCGATGATGACTATCCAAGGCGGCTACTTGAATCGACACGGCCAAATGAAGAAGAGTGGATGAAATTGGAGCGGGAGAGGGTATGGGAATGCCCCTCCCGAGTTCCAATAAAAAGAGTCGAAAACCTGCTGACCAAAATCAGGCAGGCAGATGACTTCCGGATTAACTGGTTGGAAAATGAGATTCAAACTGGCATTGCACAGGAAAATTCATTCCGTGATTATTGCGAAAAGAAGCTTCCGGTATATGGCAGTCTGGAAGACTGGCTCTTTCAAACCTTTCAGCGGTATTACCTTTCAGATCCAAATGCCCTTATCTGGGTAGCTCCAAAGGTGGATGATATTCGGGAAGGGTTCAATCTGGATAAGCCATTCCCGCAGTTAATTGAATCCGAGGATATTGTCGAGTTGGGTGAAACCTATGCAGTCTGGAAGATTGAAGAGGACAAGAAAAAACGAATCAAATACTTCGGTGCCTGCGATGAGACTACTTTCTACTATGTAACTTACGAGCAGGGACAGACCGATAAAATCAGCATTGAGGTTTACCCGATATTTTCCTCTTATCCGATTCACACGGTAGGCTCAGTTGTTTACGAGGTTGAGGATTACACTGTAATCTATGAGTCCATTGTTCAGGCTGCCATTCCGGAATGGAATCAGGCCTTACGCCGGGCCGATGACAACAACATATTGTGGATTAAACAAGCCTATCCGAAAGAGTGGGAATACAAGTCCACCGCCTGCAAGACCTGCAAAGGGTCAGGTAGGGGCAAAGGTGCGGAGACTACCTGCAAGACCTGCAATGGCTCTGGCAATGATGTAGTGGAATCACCTTTCCAGAAGATAGTAATTTCAATCCCGAAAACCAATGCGCTGACAAATGAAAACCAGCTCACGGCAATACCTACACCGCCTGCCGGGATAATTGAGCGAGATTTGGCGACAATAAAAGAATTTGGCATCGAGATTCAGGCCCGGCTTTACAACGGTATGCGGGCCTTGGGCCTTGAATACCTTTTTGAATCGCCGCTGGCTGTATCTGGAGAAGCGAAGATTCAGGATAAAAAAGAGGTGCATACCTTCCTTTATCAAGTTGCGGTACACTATGTTACCATTTATCAGTGGGTTGCAAAGAACCTGTACCTGCAAAAGTATGCGGTCCTTCCAAATCTGGTAACTGAGGAAAGAATGAACCAGAACCTGCCGAAATTGACCATACCGACCGACTTTGATATTTACACCGCCGCTGAAATTGCCGATGCACTGGCAATGGCCCGGGATAAGTCTTTTGGCCCGGAAATCAGCAACGGCCTTGAAAGAGACCTATTGATTAAGCAGTACGGTGAAGGGTCAATGGCAGTGAAGAAAAACGAGATCCGGCAAAGGCTGAATCCATTGCCGAATTACAAGCCTGATGAAATTGCGTTGCTGAAAGAGTCTGGCATGGTGTCCGATGTGGATGCAATGCTTGCGGTCAAGATTGACTACTTTACCAATGTGCTGACTGCCGAGGATGATAGTTGGTGGTCTAAGACCTACACCGAAAAAAGGCAGGACTTGGAAAGGCTGGCACAAGATGAACTGGAGAAGATATCGCAGCGGCAAATTAGCCGGGTTACTTTTGAGGCATGAGCCGAGAAGAAATCATAAAGAAAATTGAGGCTTTGGAAATGCAACTGGAAGCTGATTTTGCGGCGAAATATCCGACGATTTTCAAAGACCTTTACCGGCAAGTGCTGGAGATTACTGCACCTGTCCGGTTTGGCGGGTCAGCAGATACCCGGGCAAAGCAACTGCTGGAAATCATACGCCTGAAAAAGAAGATCATGGCCACAATTGGCGAAAACGAGGCCTATAACGAGGCAATAAAAGACTTTACAAGCGGCTACAAGCAACTCAGAGACCTGACAGACCAATACTTTTCTTTGGTGGTGGATAAGTACACTCCAAAGGCTGACCTGTATGATAATCTGGTAAAGGTCAGCATTGAGCAGACCAAAGATGCGCTACTGGGTGCCGGGGTTGAGGCAGCACTGGCAGAGCCGATAGTCAGCAGCCTATTAACGAGCTTAAGCAGCAAAAGCAATAAGGTCCAGTTTGAAACGCTTCTGCAGAACCTAATCGAAGGCACTAAAACTGCCAATCCGATTCTGCAAGGCGAAATCGGCAGGCTCGCTTCTGATAGCATGATGATTTTCCAAAGGAGTTATCTGGATGCAGTCAGCAGCGACCTGAATATTAGCTACTTCCTTTATTCAGGAACTGCAATAAAGACAAGCCGGCCTTTTTGCAAGACTCGAGTTGGCCGGATCTATAAGAAATCTGAGATTGAATCATGGGCAAACCAAAATTGGTCCGGCAAGATGCCGAACACCACCAAGCAGACCATATTCAATTATGCAGGCGGTTACCGATGCAGGCATAAGATGTGGCCTGCCTCAAAGGAACAATACATGATGCAGCAGAAAAGAGATGGCGGAAAAAAAGTTTAAGACCACAATCGGCGGTAAAACCATCAAGTTTGGTGCAAAGGGTTATTCCATTGCACCCGGAACACCGAAAGGCGACAACTACTGCGCCAGATCGAGCGGAATAAAGAAATGCGCAAAACCACCCTGCAAGAATGACCTTTCACGGCAGGCATGGGGCTGCGTCGGAAAAAAATCAGTGAAATCAAAAGCTAAAAAGTTCAAACGAGTATGAGCAATTGCCTGACCAACTATATCGGCCTGAAAGGGTGCAGCAACGATGCACCTGCATCCGGGCTTTACATTAACGACCTTCCGGGAATATCAAATGAGTTCCTGAATTCGATTGCTACGCAGGACCAAGCCAGCTATGTGCAGATGTATGAATCTGTGCAGCGGATTGTTCTGGAGCAAATCAAGACCGATGTCAGGCAAGCACTCTACGAGATTGCCGAGGCTCAGATGGATCAGGTGTTATACTTCACCAAAAGGCCGACGGTATTCACGCAGCAGGTCATTCAGCCTACCGGACCGGAAGCCAAGTGGAAAGGCATCTGGATTTCTGCCTTCGGTTCTAAGTATCTGCAATTGCGAGTGAATTCGGTCTGGATATACAACTCCGGTGCAGAGGCTCAGTATGTGCCGCTGAAAGTATTCAGCACCTTTGATTGGTCTGTATTGTATGAGACCACCATAACCGTTCCTGCGGGCTTTTCTGAGGTGCCGATAAATCAGGTATTAAACCTGCAATTTGACGGCCTGAATGTCTTTCTGGCAATCGATACCACCGATGTAGCGACCATCAAGAATCCGTGGCTTTCAGACCTTTCCAGTTGGGGGGTTTCAGATTGCGCCTGTGCTAACAGAGGGCCGAACCACTACTCAAACTTTGAAGACTGGACCATTTACCCGGTAACGATGCCTCTGAATGTGGCATTGCCGGATAAGATTAGAACCGACTTCAATCAGTCCGGGGTAATGTTCAATCTGGAACTGGTATGCAGCACTGAATCATTTATCTGTGCCAACCGGGAGCACTTGAAGATGTTTATGGCCTATTCACTGGGCGAGCAGATACTGCTGAATAAATTGGCAGGGTTCAATCAAAACTTTCATGCAACCTTCAATCCGGAGCAGACCGAGCGCACGATGGTAACTTTTAAAGCTATGAAGGAAAAGGCTCTGAGGACTTGGGCCAAATCTGCCAATCTAAGCGGAGAAGATATGTGCTTCAGCTGCGGAGATGCTCAGTATATTCAATCGGTTGGAGTGAGGTCGTGAGAAGTTGGGGGTAGCTGAGTTAGCGGTCATTGCCAGCCCAACTAATGAATTTGTGATAAGCATTCCAAGCCTTTATTTGGTCAGATGTTATGTCAGGGTCGCAAGGACTTTCTTCAAGGCATTTTTCAGCTAATAAGCATCTTTGTTTCCAATAATCTAAATCTGAAAGCAACGAACCGCTAACAGGCGGTTGGCGCAATGCTTCGTTCAGTATTTCAAGCACATTATCGTAGTTGAAATGTGCTTTCTTTATTCTTTCAAGTGTCAATGGGCTGTATCTTTCTATCAGCCATTTGTCTAAATCAAATTGTTCCATTTTATTTAATTTTTCTTGTAATACGCAATGCGCTAACCGCCAGCCGTTATGGGCTTTCATTGCTTCAAGATTAAAAGTTTGTCGCTTCTCTTATACTTTCCGCATACATCGGTAATCTCCAATGAAGCTGTAAAGTCTTCGGTTGTGAAGACATAGACGCAGCCGATGCCATTACTCCGAATAACACCGCCGTAGTGATATTCGATAAACTCCTGCTTTTTGGTGCAGGAAAACAGGCCTACAAAGGCCGCTGCAATTAGAATCTTTTT